AGCTGGTGGAGCAAGAACATCTTCTTTAGATGCAATGACTGTTAATTTCTTATCTGAAAGAGCTGTATGTACTTTAGGTGCAAACAACTTCTTCTTATTTAGAGATTAATAAATAACAATAATTCGGGGAGGAGAAATCCTCCCCTTTTTTTAAATTTAATTAAATTATAATAAAATGAAAAAAGCAACAACCGCTGTTTCAAGACAGTACAGATTAAAAAGAGACGTAGCACCATTATGTTTTATGTTAGCGTCAAACCACAATAAAAGATCCTCATTACTTTATTTTGATGAAGACACTAATACCAACAGACCACTTCGTTACGCAAGGAATCAGAAAAGCCCATTTGAAGATGAGCAAGATGGAAATGCTATTTTAGAGCCTGTTGTATTTGAAGATGGATTTTTAAATGTAGATAGATCAAATCAAGTTCTTCAAGAGTTTTTATCTTATCATCCAGGAAATGGAATGATATTTGAAGAAATAGATAATAAAAAAGATGCAGCTGCAGAGTTAGAGATTGAAGAATTAATTTTAGATGCTCAACTTTTAGCAAGAGATTTAGATATCAAAATGCTGGAGACGGTATCAAGAGTTCTTATAGGATCTGCAGCAGATAAACTAAGTACAGCAGAACTTAAAAGAGATATATTAGTTTTCTCAAGAAATTATCCTGAAGAATTTATTGATGTATTAAATGATCCTGCATTACAAATGTATGATGATGTAGTTCAATTTTTTGGAGTAGGGTATCTTATTATGAAAAATCAAAATAGAGACGTGTACTTTAACTTGATAAAAAATAAAAGTAAAATGTTAACAGTACCTTATGGAGAAGACCCTACAGATATTGTTGCTTCTTACTTCCAAACAGATGATGGTGTAGAAACATATAAGCTATTATCTAATACAATGAAAAAAAAGAAATAAAAATTTCTAATTATAACTCAGAAAGAGCATCCTAATAAGGGTGCTTTTTTTTTGTTTATATTTGCACTTTATTAACCCATTAAAACCTTTTTATAAAATGGAAAAATTTATCAAAGTTACAAATGCTCCTATTACTAATGCATTAATTAGTCTTAGCGGAGTAAAATCAATCGGTACAACAAGTGCAACTGCAACAACAGTTGTAATCAAGTACATGGATGGAACAGCTACTACAGTAACAACTGCAGCACAAGTTGCTCACAATGTTTATAATGCTATTGTTATTGCTCATGAAGCTGCTTTAGTTACAAGTTGGACAAGACCAATGTATTCTATTGCATTGCCTAAAGCTGTAACAAGTATTGTAAATGCTTAATTAGTTTAAGTATATCAGTAAATAAAGAGAGGTCTACAAATAAAGTGGGCCTCTTTTTTTTTATTATCTTTGTAAAAATGTTTAAATAATATGGCTGCATCAATAAACGAAGTAAGAAATACTGTATTAGCAATAGCGAATAAAAATAACTACGGATATATATCTCCTCAGGACTTTAACCTTTATGCTAAACAAGCTCAAATGGATATGTTTGAGGATTACTTTTATTCATATAATAATTGGATTAATAGAGAAAATGGAAGAACTTCAGGGACAGGATATGCAAATATAACCAAGGGGTTAGTTGAGGTAATAGATGGGTTTTCAACTCAAGTTTTTTTAGCTCAAAATATTTCTAATACTTTCTCTTTACCTAATGATTTTTATTTAATTAATAAATTATTTTATTATTCTACCCCTTTATTTACAGGAACCGCAACAACTGTACTTGCTAATTCATTGGTAGATTTTAATGCTGTAGGATGGAATACAATACCAGCATCATCTCCAACACCTAAAATAGGATCGTTAATAGTAAACACAACTACCTTAAAACAAGCTTATGTTACTGGAGTTGTAAGTACAACTCAAATAACTTTAAGTGATAATATATTTAATGTTATTGGAGAATCTTATATAATATATTCTAACACTAATATTAGGGAGGTGGAACGAGTAAGTCAAAATAAAATATTTTTGTTAACTAATTCTATGTTAACAGCACCAACTAAAACTTATCCAGCATATGTATTAGGTGGTAATATAGTTACTATATATCCTTCTACAATTTTAAATGCTGGAGATATACAAGCTCAATATGTAAGGTATCCACTTTCTCCAAGATGGACATACTTAAATTTAGGATTAGGAGAGCCACAATTTGATCCAACACAATCTGACTTTCAAGAGTTTGAATTACCAGATTCTGATGAGCCTACGTTAATAGCAAAAATTTGTCAGTATGTAGGAATAGAAATTAGAGAGGCTGATGTTTATAATTTTGGGGCAACTGAAGAAGGTAACGATACACAAGAAACAAGTTAACTATGGCATATATTACAGATTATCAATACTATGAAAACGGAGGAGTTATTCCTGAAGACGCTAACTGGGGTTCTTATCAATATGTAACATTAGAAAATATTGTAAATAATTTTATGTTAATGTATCAAGGTAATAATGAAATTATAAATAATATAAATCGTTATCAAGTTATATTTCATGCAAAGAGAGGAATTCAAGAATTGAATTACGATGCAATGAAAGAAATAAAAATATTAGAATTACAAGTTTGTGATCAGTTAAGATTTGTGTTACCACCAGATTATGTTAATTGGGTAAGGATATCAGAAATGAGAGATGGAATGTTATTTCCTTTAACAGAAAATATTCAAACCAATTGGAGTGGAGCTTATTTGCAAGATCATGACTGTAAAGTATTATTTGATATAGATGGAAATGTTATTAAACCTCATGATTCTTTCTTTGATATAGAAAGGTTGGCTGGTAAACAACAAAACATGTATTTAGGTAGTGGTCCTTATAATGGTCAGATGGGATGGAATGTAGATGGTAATTGGTGTTTTGATTATAATGTGCAAGGACGATTCGGATTAAATACAGAAACTGCAAATGTAAATCCTACTTTTAGTATTAATAAAAAAGGAGGTGTAATTAATTTTACATCAGTAATGTCAGGTAAGTATGTGGTATTAGAATATGTTTCTGATGGAATGGAAAATGGTGATGATTCAAACGTGAGTGTAAATAAAATGTTTGAAGATTTTATATATGCATATATTAAATACGCTATTTTAAATAGTAGACATGGAGCTCAAGAATATATTATCAATAGAGCAAGAAAAGATAAATCATCTTTATTAAGAAATGCTAAAATAAGATTAAGTAATATACACCCAGGGAGGCTTCTAATGAATATGAGGGGTCAGAATAAATTGATAAAATAATATGGCACAATCACGTACTGATTTCATAGCTGGGAAGATGAATAAAACGGTGGACGAAAGGTTAGTTCCACAAGGAGAATATGTAGACGCTTTAAATGTTAGGTTAGGATCTACTGAGGGTACTGAAATAGGCGCTGTAGAGAACTCTAAGGGAAATACTCTTCTTACAGATGTTCAGTATGGTGGATCCACCTTAAGTCCTGCAGCAAGGACTATAGGAGTTTATGAGGATGGGGTTAATGAGACTCTATACTGGTTTATAAATGATCCTTCTAATGCAAACTCTGTAGTAACGGGAAAAGTAGATTTAATAGTTTCTTATAATACAAACACTTCTACTTTAATATATCATGTTATTAGTACATCTGTTTTAAATTTTGATAAAGAGTTTTTAATAACAGGAGTTAGTAAAATAGAAAATCTTTTATTTTTTACTGATGATTTAAATCCTCCAAGAGTTATAAATGTACAAAAATCACCACCAGGATATTTACAGCCTTTTGCAAATATAGATCTGTTAGTAGAAGAAGATATTAGTGTAATTGTAAAACCACCAGGTTATGAATATTACGATCCTCTTACACAAGTTGCTCCTTTAGGAACACCTCATGTAGAATTACTTGATATTCTACCACCAGATCAAGATAACCCTTTATACCCTAATCAAATTACTGTTGGAGGGGAACAGAATTATATAAAAACAAGATTTTTATCTTTTGCATACAGATATAGATATGAGGATGGTGGGTATAGTGCTATATCTTTATTTTCACTTCCAGCATTTCAACCCGAATCATTTCAATTTAGTATTCAAAACTATTTAAATGCTGGTATGTTTAATAGGTACAATGCCTGTAATGTTACCTTTTCTACAGGACCGAAACAGGTAGTAGAAGTAGATTTACTTTATAAGCAGACAACAAGTAATGTTATATATGTAATTAAAAGATATAACAAGGTAGATGAAGGATGGTCAAATAATGACTTTCACACAATTCTATTTGATAACAGTGAAATATATACGACATTAGGGTCAGATGAATTATTAAGATTATATGATAATGTACCAAGAATTGCTAAGGCTCAAACTATTCAAGGTAATAGATTGATTTATGGTAATTATGTAGATGGGTATGATATTAAAGATGCTCCAGGTGGAAATGAAATAAGGATAGAATATAATACACAACCTTTTTCAGAAGATATTGCAGGAGAAAAAATAGGTGATGCTGGAGCTACTAATCCTATCGTTTCTTCTTCACCCTATACTATATCAGGTACTTCAGTTTCAGGACAAGATTCTGTACTTACATGGGATCTTTCAGCGGCTAATATTGTAGGTGGAATTCCAATAGGAACAGTGTTTAATTTTAGATTTGAAATAGCTACAACTACTACAATAAGTGGATTTAATCAGCAATCTCCATTTACTATAAGCATGACATTTACTGCAGATCAAGTTTATGCAGATGCTACCGCTATGTGTGCTTCTCAAGAATTTAGAAATAGAATAGGAGGGTCTATAGGTCAAAATCAAGGAATAATGTCAGACCTTTATCCTTGTAATAATTCTGATTCAGGAGCTACATTATCAGATAAATTTTATGGAGAGGCAGCAGAAATAATTACAGGAACTGCTTTTGAATTAGTTAATGGTGGTAGAGACGCTGCAGACGCATGTACTCCATCACTATTTCCTGCGCCATGTAATACTACTATTATGGGTTCTGGAACAACTTCCTGTGGTCCAGCAAGTAGTATTACATGTTTAATTGCTACTTTAACAGATGATACTGCTGGTGTAGATTTTACTGATCCACTTCAATTTCCACCAAATGGTATTGCTGTAGGAGATATAGTTAAAGACAATACAACAGGGTTTACTGCAGAAGTAATAGGTCTTACAGGAACTCAGCAGTTAAGTATAGTTAACATAGTAACTCCTGTTGGAGCTATAAATGACGCTGTAGCATTATTAGAGGTGTCAGGCGCTGACTATCAAGTATTTTCAGGAGGGGCAGGAACAGCTTCTTGTTCTCCACAGGGGTTTACATATATTTCTGATGCAACTACTCCAGATGGATTTAGTATTGCTCTTCCTGCTACTCAATATTATGATGGAACAACTTCAGAATATATATACTATAATTTTGTACCCTACGGATGTACAGCTGGATACTTTCTAACCTCTGATCAAGGTAGTTTACACTCTAATAGAGATTATGAGACAGGGATTGTTTATATGGATGATCAGGGTAGAGCGTCTACTGTATTAGTAAGTAATGAGAATACCACATTTTTTGATCCTCAGACATCTGTTTTAAAAAATAAAATAAAAGTAACTCTTGATAATAAACCTCCATACTGGGCTACAAAATATAAGTTTGTAGTTAAACCAAGTGAGGGTACTTATTTTACTATATTTTCTAATATATTTTACCCTCAAGATGGTTCTGGAAAAGATCCATCTAATGTAGAAAATGCTAATGACCCAAGTTTAGTATGGTTTAAGTTGGATGGTAATAATCAGAATTTAGTAAAAGTAGGTGATGAGCTTATAGTAAAAGTAGATACAGCAGGGCCTGTTTTAGATGAAGAGAAAACTACGGTGTTAGCAATTGAATCTTTTAGTTCTCAAGGTATTACAAAAAATTCTTTAAAAGGATTATACATGTTACTTAAGCCAGGAGGATGGACTATTGAATCTACTAAACAAAATTACTTTAGAGGAGCAAAAAATAAAGATGCTGATGATAAAGGAAATTTTACAAAAGGATGTATTAATAATTATTCTCTTAATGTGGATGAATCATCAACAGTAAATCCTAAAGTACCTTATGATATTCCTGCTGGATCAAGTATTAGGATAAAAATTAGTAACTGGCGTGGTGGTGGTGGTGGTAATTGTGATAGTAAAAAATTAAAATATGACAAAAGTTTTGTGTCAACAACTGACTACCCAGATTTTCATGCATGGTCAGTAGGTGATGATTTACAAAGCCAAATGAATAAAGCTAATTCTTCTACAGCTTATGAGATGAACATTGAATTTAATCCTGCTCTTGCTGGTGGTGGATGTGTTTCTACTCAATTTACAGCTGTGTGTAAGGTAAGAAAATCTGGTAATGGAGGAATGTATTTTGTAAACTCCTGTGGTATACCAAGATGTTGGGAATGGACAGAATATTATAATGGTCACTGTCAGACTCTTATTGAAGTAACAAGAGGTGGGTCATTATTAGTGTGGGAGACAGTTCCTTTAGATGCTGATCCAAATTTATTTTATGATGCTTCAGATTTATTAGATATTAAATCTGCTACTCCAGGTGGTACTCGAAACCACATGGCTGATAGAACTTTTGTACCAGGGCCTAATACATATACTTTTGATGATGGAGGGCAAAATCAAAATATAGATTTAGGAGTTCCTTTAATTACAAACTTAGATTTTATAAACTGTTTTACATTTGGGAATGGAGTAGAAAGTTTTAGAATTAATGATAGCCCTTCAGGAAAAACATTTAGTTTAGGAGAAAGAGTTTTAGCTGTTTCTAATCAAGATTTTAAAGAGGCAGATCGTTTTGCTGGAATGACATATAGCGGAGTATATAGTGATTCTAATAATTCTAATAATTTAAATGAATTTAACTTAGGATTAGTTAATTATAAAGACTTAGAAACTTCATTTGGACCTATACAAATATTACATTCCAGAGAGACTGATATACTTACTTTACAAGAAGATAGAATATCTTATGTATTAGCAAAAAAGAATGTTATTACTGATTCTACTGGCGGAGGAGCTATTTCCTCTGTGCCTGAAGTTTTAGGAACGCAAATTGCAAGAATAGAAGAATTTGGTATTAGTTTTAATCCTGAAAGTTTTTCTGCTTGGGGAGAACAAATATTTTTTACAGATACTAAAAGAGGATCCGTTATTAATTTAAGAGGGTCAGATAGAGGTAATGATAAAATTGAAATTGTTTCTCGTTATGGTATGAACTCATGGTTTAGAGATAGATTTAACGCTACCCTAACAAGCCAAAAATTAGGTGCTTACGACCCTTACATGAATGAGTATGTATTAACTATAAATAATGAATCAGTTCCAAGACCAAAATCTAAACTTCCTTGTGGTACTACTATTAGTCAATTAGGTAATTCTGGAACTCTTACTTATGATGTTGATTTAGGATTAAATATAGGAGATATTAATATTCCTTATACTGTAACTTTAGGTAGTATTACTATTAATGTAACTTGGAATGGAGTGGTTTATAGTTCAGGAGTTTTAACACCAGCATCAACTTCAACTTTTAGTTTTGCAAAAACAACTAACGCTCCAACAATTGCAGAAGTAGAGATTGTAGCTTCAGTAGCAAGTACTTATGACATTGAAGTAGAGTGTGCTCCTGAAATTCCTGTAACAATTATACAGGTAGTGGTTAACTCACCTAATTATGATACCCAAACTATACACACTAATTATAGCTGTACTGATGGTTCATATATTAGTCCCTTTACAGGAATATCTCCTTCAATATTAGTTATACCTCAACCTTCTGAATATCTAATAAGTAATGGGTTTAGAGGTGTAGGTAATTTTCCATATGATGGTTGGGATGTAACACTTAGAACTGAACAAATAAATCCTGATAATTTTAATTTTGATCCAAATATTCATAAGCTTAAAATATTATCTTCTAATACCCTATACACTAATAGTAATGCAGATATAAATGCATTGTTAGCGGCTTCAAGTGTAGCGGGAGGTGGTGTATATACTAATCCATCAGTTGGAATATTTCAAGCAACTGAGACAGCATTTAGTATGCCACTTGGTAATCTATATGTATATTTAGTTTGGGAGTTTGTTTTTGAAAATAGTCAAACAGTATGTTACTGTTCTACAAGTGCACAAGATGCGTGTTGTGACTGTATACTGCCATGTGAAACAGCTTACTTTAGTCCTCAAGTGCAAGGTCAAACTGGAGTCTGTAGTATAAATATTAATAGTCCAGGAAATCTTGGTCAATTAGGATTTAATGGAACAGGATCAATACCTACAATAGGAGATATTGTATTTGATTCAAGTAATTGTGATAATGGTAATTATTTAGCTAATGGTTTTTATGTTGTAACTCCTGGTTCAACAGCTACAGTTCCTAAAAATTGGATTCAAATAGGTGTTAATGGTGAAGTAATAGGTTCAGGAGTATGTCCTTAATAAATAATAAAATAAAATAAAATAAAATGTCAAATCCTTCGTGTAATAATCAAACTCAAGTATATTGGAACGGAACTTCTTTCTTTTCAGCTACTGCATTTTTTAGTGATTCTACTCTTACAACTCCTTCTCTTGACGGGTGGTATGCTTTTGGTGGTATGATTAGACAAATTTTAAACGGTGTTTTATTAAGTGCAGTTCCTTGTGACTCATGTGTAATCCCTTGTGGTGATCCCTTTATTTTTAATGGTGGAGGAACTGGTGAATACAATATCTCATTTGGTATGGGATCCACTCCAGGAGCGGCTATTATTACTTTTAATACTGGTGTTAATCCAACAACTTATTTTCCTGTTCCAGATCAGTGTACCTGGACTTATGGTTCTCTTACTGCTTCTGAATACAGCTCTTTAACAGGAGGTTATATGAAAGGGCTTATTGGAGCTCCAGATGGACTTACTTACGCCTCACCTACACCATGTCTTTCTCCGCAAGGAGGGCCATTAATAACTGCAAATCTTGGAACTAATACTTTCCAGTCAAATGGAGGTATTTTTGATTATGATATATCATCTAATACTTTTCCTGTTACTGGTGTTACAGGTGCTTTAGGAAGTATAGTAAATCCTATTGGATGGACAGGATTAAGTAATAATACAGGTGAATTTCAATCTACATTATTAAATTGGAATTGCTCAAGTAAAACAACACAAAATTGCGGAGGATCTAATATGTTAGGAGTACCATCAAGTCCTTATAATGATAACCTTCCTTTAGCTCCAAACTTACAATCATTTTCTCCAGGAGGAAATACTCAGTGGTATGCTCCAGGAAATGAAACACGTAATAGTATAATGGTAGTACCATCTCCACCCAATACAACTTCTAATGTATTAACAGTATCTATTGTTGGTCCTTGCTCCAGCACATGGTGGGGAATTGATGTTACATGTCCATCTCCATTAACAAAATTACCAGCATCAACTCAATTTGGTGATTTAGAAGAGCCTTCAATTGGGCAATTAAAAACACCACTTGCGGATGTTTGTGCTTATACATTAAATAGATTTATTTATCATGTTCCAGTAGATGCTTGGGGTAATGCTAACCCTAATTCTTTTTATCATGTGTCTGGAGATATTTTCCCTGACAGCCCTAATTTTGATCCAATTACTGGTCTTCCTTTAGGTCAGCCAAAAGGAGTTTTAGGATTAGGAGACTGGGTATTTGAAGATGAAAACGGAGTAACTCCTGTAGCTGTTGGTGTTTATAAAACTCAGTTTGATGCATTAGATGGTTTAGGTATTCGTAGTTGGGCGGTACAAGTTGGTCCCAGAGAATATAAAGATACATATAATCCTGCAGGTGCAGTTATCAGTGCATTACCACCTGAAGATTATGTTGGTCAGGTTTGGGGACCAGATTGGCCAGCAGGGATTACAGCTGCAGATGTGCAACTTACTGGAACGAGAGTCCCTGGTATAGTTAGATCAATTACTCCTTGTGATCCAATTGACTCTTTTGATTGTGATCCTACAACTGGAAATTGTTCGGATCCAGGTACAGGTTTAGGTCAGTACCTTACATTAGCTGATTGTAATGCTAATTGTAATCCACCTCAATCTTGGGATTGTGTTGGAGGAAACTGTGTAGATCCAGGTACAGGTTTAGGTCAGTACTCTACATTATCTGCTTGTAATGCTGTTTGTACTCCTGTAGCTTCTTGCTCAGATTCTTTTGCTACAGGAACATTAGATCAAGGACAATATAATATAGATATGGATGCAGGTCCAACAACTGGAGCAGTGATTCTTCGTTTAGACCCATGGATTGTACCCGATAGATGCACATGGACGTATGATAGTGTTAGTGCATCTGAATATAGTTCTCCTATAAACGGGTATCTACAAGGATTTATAGGAACTGTTCAGGGTGGTGGCCCACTTGGCTGTGGAAACTCAAGTGTAGGTCAGGGAATACAAATAACAAATGCAGCTGGGTCAGGAGGTGTAGCATTTAATGGTATTATATCTTCTTGGGATCCAAATACGTCAGCTTTTGTTCAAACCTCAGTAGGGGTAGTTAATAATTTAATTGGTCCTATTGGTGATCAGGCTACTGGTGACGTAACTCTTGTTTCTGGGAACCCTCTTTCTCCACCACCAAATCCTTTAAGTATAGAGACAGGTCCTGGATTCTGTATGATGGTAGTTCCAAAACCTTTTGCAACTCCATCATTAATACAAATACAGTTAGAAGGTCCTTGTGGAGATACAAAATTTAATTTTGAAGCAAATTGCCCTGTTGAATTATCTTTAAAAAATCGTGGTGTTTTAGGCGGTATATGCCAAGCTTATACTACTAATTTTTATACAGCATCTCCACATACAACTGATGGATTAAGCCAATTCAATTTACAGGTTCATGACTGGGTGTTTGAAGATATAAACGGTGTAACTCCTTTACCTGCAGGTGATTATCCTGCAAGATTCCCAGGAGGTCCACATAAAATAATGACGGTATCAAGTAATGGAGTTATAACTGCACTTGTAGGATGCTAATAAATAAATAAATATGCCAAAACAATATTATCCACCAACAACATTAACATATAGCCCTGACGTACAGGGGTGGCCATCCTTCTATTCTTACTTAGCAGATTACATGGTAGGTATGAATGGGTTTTTTTATACATGGGCGGGAGGTCAATTATATAGACACAATACAAATGTATTGCGCAATAACTATTATGGAGTACAGTATAACTCTACAATAACTTCTGTGTTTAATGAGGCTGCTATGACTATTAAATTATTTAAGACTATGTCTTATGAGTCTGATGATAAATGGGAATGTACTTCTTTGTTTACAGACTTAAGTCAAGGGTCAATGCTGTCTACTTATTTTGTACAAAAAGAAGGAGAGTGGTTTACATTTTTAAGAGAAAATGATGGATCAGTAAACTTTAAAGCAAGATCATCAGCTGGTATAGGGACTATACTTAGTGCTACTGGACCTATAGGTGCTATTGTTGTGACGTTTGACTTAGATGATTTAGGAAGTATAATTAGTGTAGGAGATATAGCTTATCAAGTACTACCTTCCATAGTAGTTCCTACTCCTTTAAATCCATATCCTCCAGCTGGAGCTCCTACTTTGATAGGTCCTATTGATAATATTGTTAGAAAAAAGACAACAAATATTGCTACAGGGGTAGTTACTCTACCATCTATTACTATAAATTCTGCAGGTGTTGTTCCACTTGTTGGAAACTTTTGTTTAGGACTAAAAAATTCAGTTGCAGAGTCTCATGGTGCAAGAGGATATTACTTACATTTTACACTTGAAAATACCAATACTGATACTGTTGAATTATTTTCAGTCGGTAGTAGTGTAATGAAAAGTTTTCCGTAGAATTTTACTATCTTTGCATAAATGAAATTAAATATACAACCACTAAAAAAAACAGACTATGAAGATATTCTGTGTGGTTGGTGGAGAGATTGGAAATGGACACCTCCTTCTAAAGACTTTTTACCTGAAGATGGGATGGGTGGTTTTATGGTTTATGATGGTGATATTCCAGTATGTGCAGGCTTTATGTATGTAACTAATTCAAAAGCAGTATGGTGTGACTGGATTATATCTAATAGATTTTATTTAGATAGACAAAACAGGAAGGATGGCTTAGAATTATTAGTTCAAACTATAAGTGATAAGGCTGAAGGATTAGGAAAAAAATATATATATGCATTAATAAAAAATAAACCTTTAATTAATGTATATAAAAAAGTAGGTTTTATTGAAGGGAGTACCTACACCCATGAAATGATTAAAAAAATATAATATGGCAGCAGTAACAGCAGCAGTAATAGGAATAGTAGGTTCGGGAGTTTCAGCAGTGCAATCTTTTTCAGCAGCAGCCGATGCAAAAGAAGCATCTACTCAAGCAAATGAAGCAGCAGCAGAGGCAATGGCAGACGCTAAACGAAAAGCAGAGAAAGATTCTTACTCAGGATTAGCAATTCCCTTAGATGCCTATGAAGCAGAGTTTGAAAATAACTTACAAACTCAAACTCAATCTGTAGAAGCTCTTCAAGAAGGTGATGCAAGAGGTTTAGCGGCAGGGGTTGGAGCAATAGGTGCTCAAGCTACAAATGCGGCAGAAGGAACACGTATCGAAATGGGTGAGGAAATTTCAGACTTAAATATGATGAAGGCTCAATCTAAAGATTCTATAAACCAACAACTTATAGAGATGGATGTGGCTAATGCCAGGGAGCAAAACCAAAGAAGAGCAGATTCGGATGCATTTAGAGCACAAAGTATAAACTCTGGAATTAATTCTGTTACAAGTGGTTTACAATCAGCTGCTTCAATAGTTCCATTGTATAATTCTTCTGGAGCTAATAGAAGGGGTGGAAAATTAGCTAAACAATTTGCTGATCAAAAACCACCAGATATGACTGATAAAAAATGGAAAGAAATTCTATCTGAAAAATATGGTGAATCTAACGGTTCATTCTTTGGAGGGGGTACATCAAGATATGATGAATTAAGGAAGACAAGGAATGATAAAACTCTACCAAATCTTGGAGAATGGAATGAAGGAACAAAAAAATATGATTTTTTAGGGGGAAACTAAGATTTTAATTTCAAAAAAAATATAAATGGCAATACCAAGTAAAAAAAATATAGACTTTAATGTTTACGAAAGGCGAGACCCCACAACACAGGTAGATTGGGGTGCACAAGCTACTAAAATTACAAAAAAATTTGAAGGAATTCGTGATGAAAGACAGGGGAGAAAAGATCTTTTAGAAAAAAACATTGAAGAGCAGAAGGTAGCTCTTAATGATATTGGTGAATATGATTCTCAAAACCTACGGCAACTTGCTTTAAAATCATCTCAACAAAGTGCTGAGGAGCTTACCAGAAAGGCAGATCTTATGAGACGGGGAATTATTAAGCCTAATGAATTGATGCAATTTAAATCTAATCAAAGTGCTGGTTGGACTCTATTTAAAAAAAATGCAGAAAATTGGAATGGAAAGTTTGTAGAATATACAGAAAGAATGAATGCCGTACCGCCTCTAAGTTCTAAGTTAGAACAGCAATTAGCTCAATCTTTAGCGGGGTTTGGTAATTTAGAAAATATGTCTTATCTTAGTGATGATGATGGTAATATGTCTTATGTTAGAACAGATGAAGAGGGAAATATTATTCCAGGGGAATCTATGAGTGCTAACGAACTAACAAACCTTTTAAATCAAAAGATTGATAACTACGATTCTGTAGCTGCAGCAAAGAGTGCGGGAGATGCAATTGGTGTTATAGTTAATGAAATACTTACAGAGAATGGGATAAATGCTACAATACGCTCTGATGCAAGGAGTAAAGCAGAGTCTGAATTTTTTGGATCAGAAAAAGCTGCAACAGTATTAAGAACACACGCTGAAACAATGACTGCAGTTGCTCAAGACTTAGCGGTTATGTTAACACAAAATGTTAAGATTCCTAATACTGATACAGTATATGAAGGAGATTATGGTGGAGAATTACATGATGCTTGGGCTAAAGAAAATTCTGGTAAGGATCAAAGCTTAAACCCTTATATAGCAATGAGGATGAAAAGCGGTACTTATGTACCAGATGTTACTAAAGAGCAAGAAGCTGTAGCTACCGAGTATGCTGAAGGTTTAATAAGATATACTCTTAACATTAAGAAAACTATAAAAACTTCGAACAGTCAGGTAAGAGGTAAAACTGGAGCTGAATATGAAGAAGAAAAGGATAATAAAGAAATACGTAGTACAGGTGTTCTTTTAAATGAATATGTGACTGGGGATATAAATACAGCTAATGCTGCTGGTAATGCTATTGTATTAAAATATAATAAAGAAAAAGATAAGGATTCTCCAGTTATGGAGAGCTTTAGAAGAGTAGATAGGAAAGCAACTCAATTGGATGTGGATAAAGGTTATGCTGATGAAGTAGGGCAGGATATTATAGGATCTTATGAAATAAAAATTAAGGATATGATTCTTGATCCACTGGATGCTTATGATGATGATGGCAACCAACTTAGTGTTGAAAATGCTATAACAACATTATGGAAAGAAGCAGGTTTAAAAGGTGAACCAACTGATTATTTGAATGATAAAGATAATGAAATCGGAGGGTCTTTAGGTTCTGGTAATGCTGGGGGTAAGGGTAAACGAAAGGAAAGTAAGTATAATCGAACTCCAGTAGATCCAGCAACGGGAG